CATGTATTGGGAGCGAAACGGAATTTGTCCTGTATGCCACAAGCTGGTAGAGGATCCAGTCAACCCCATGACAGGCGATGGGCATGCTCTCTGCTGCCAATGTCGCAAGGATATCGAGATCCGCAGGAAGATGATCAAGAAAGGATTTAAATATGCGAGAAAATCGTCCGAGTATGACTTGGAATGGCAGAAGAAGATGAGAAAGATGTTTCCGTGGGCTTGCCATGAAGGGAGGTGATGCCGATGGCATGGGTTCGTACCTATACGCCGGAACAAAGGAAGCACAAGGTCGAGCACCAGCTGAAAGTGCGCAAAGAGCGTCTTGAAAAGGGAATCTGCCCGATGTGCGGCAAGCGGCCGCTTGCGGACGGGCTCAAGACGTGCGACGAATGCCGCGAGAGAAGGAATCTTTTGGCGCGGAAGAAGCGTGCCCGCTATGTCCTTGAAGGCAGATGCACGTCTTGCGGCAGAGAGCTCTCGCAGAAGGAGAAGGAAGAAGGGTACGCAGAGTGCTTGAAATGCCGCATGCATTGGAGCCGCAATTATCACAGGCGCAAAAAGAAATGACGCCCGTGCTGGTACACGGACGCCATTCGAAGGAATTTGTTGCAAGTTCATTTTAGCAGATATGGGAGGTTTTTCCAATGAGCAGGAAGTCAAACCGGCTTTTCAAGTACACGGTCACAGGAACCATCTCGCACTCGTTCACAATGCAAGTCCTCGCCGAAGACGAAGATGATGCCGAGCGCCAGGTGGAACAGTCGGGCGATGATGACCCAAACATGGTGCTCGACACCCCGGAAGTTGACGTCGAGGAAATCGAAGAGGGATGGGACAATGACGATGACCCCATCTACTTGCCGAAAGGAGGGAGCCCGCTCGATGACCCAGACAGGTGGTGAAACGAAGCTCTACATGCGGCAGGTGACGTTCACAATCACAGGCGCCGACCGCGATGAGGTACGGAACGAGGCGATGTATCTCGAATGGTACCAGCCGCAGTGCATGACGAACATCCGCGTGAGCAGCACGCAGGAGAAATTCGTCGAAAGGGGCGAGGACTGATGGCGAAGATTGAGGGCTGCAATCTCATCATGAAAGCATCGGAGATGGAGGACCGAGCGGCATGGCTGAAGCTCCGAAGCAAGGGGCTCGGCGGTTCGGATGCGGGCATCATCGTCGGCGTGAACCCTTGGAAGAGCCCATACCAGCTGTGGCTCGAAAAGACGGGGCAGGTCGAGCCGGAGGACATTTCCGAAAAGGAGGCTGTCTACTGGGGGACGCAGCTCGAGGACATGGTGGCGCGCGAGTTCATGAAGCGCACTGGCAAGAAGGTTCAGCGGCACGGTATGCTCGAAAGCGTCGCGTATCCGTTCCTGCTCGCGAACGTGGACCGCCTCGTCGTCGGAGAGGACGCGGGGCTCGAATGCAAGACGACGTCGGCGTTCAAGTACAAGGACTGGGAGGGAGACAACGTCCCTGACAGCTACTATGTGCAGTGCCAGCACTACATGATGGTGACTGGCCTGCCTCGTTGGTATATCGCCGCGCTGATCGGAGGCCAGCACTATGTGTGGAAATGCATCGAGCGCAACGAGGACGACATTGAGGCGCTGTTCGCCGCCGAGCACGTATTCTGGACGAAGAACGTGACATGCGGCATCCCTCCCGAGGTAGATGGCTCCGTGTCATGCGCTGAGGCACTCCGTGAGCATTTCCACGGCGGTGACGTCGAGGCTGTCAGGCTCCCACGGGACATCGCTTCGGAAATCGAGAGCATCCATTGTTTCGAGGAGGCGAAGAAGAACGCGGAAGAGGAAATCCGCGTAAGAGAGAACCACATCAAAGCGCTCATGGGCGACCACGAAGTCGCCATCTATGGCGATGACGAGCACACCGGCGGCCGCATCACCTGGAAGACGCGCAAGGGCAACACGACGATTGACACGAAGCGTTTGCGCGCCGAGCGGCCGGACATTTTCGAGCAGTACAAGCGGGAGGGAAAGCCCTGCCGGATTTTCCGCTTCTGCTGAGTTTTGAAAGGAGATTTTCACCATGGCAACCACGAAAGGCGGCATTGTCGCCGCAAGGCAGAACCAGATGCAGGCACAGGGAGGCGCACGCAAATCGATGCAGGCGCTCGTGCAGAGCATGATGCCGCAGATTCAGAAAGCCCTGCCGTCCGTGCTCACGGGCGAGCGCTTCGGACGCATGGTGCTCACGGCGCTCTCGTCCACGCCGCAGCTCGCCGAATGCACGCCGCAGAGCTTCATGGGCGCGATGATGCAGGCCGCCCAGCTCGGCGTCGAGCCGAACACGCCGCTCGGACAGGCGTACCTCATCCCGTACCGCAATCACGGACGGCTCGAGTGTCAGTTCCAGCTCGGCTACAAAGGCCTCATCGACCTCGCGTACCGCTCCGGCGAGATCACGGACGTCACAGCGCACGAGGTGCACGAGAATGACGAATTCGAATATGAGCTCGGCCTCACGCCGAAGCTCCGCCACGTCCCTGCGCTGAAAGACCGCGGCAGGGTGACGATGTACTACGCCATCTGGCACACGAAGGCTGGTGGCTACGGCTTCGAGGTCATGAGCGTCGAGGACATCCAGAAGCACGCGAAAGCCTACTCGCAGTCCTACAGCTCGAACTACTCGCCTTGGACGAAGAACTTTGACGCGATGGCGAAGAAGACGGTGCTGAAGCAGGCGCTGAAATACGCGCCGCTCAAGACCGAGTTCGTGCGCGGCGTCTCGGCCGACGGCACAGTGAAGAGCTTTACGAAGGACACAGGCGACATCCTCGATGCGCCGGACGAGAACACCTACGATGCCGAGGCAGAGACGGTCGAGGCGCCGCAGGACGAGCCAGCCGTGGACAAGGAGACGGGAGAGATCCTCGAAGACAAGAAGGAGGACACGGAAGGGAAACTGCTGTAAGTCGAAAGAGAGCGACGGGCGGGAGGCGGGAATGTCGTTATGAAAAAATTGATTCTGTTTGATGTCGGTCGAAGGCGGTGAGGATGTGCGGAGATTCTACGACGACGAGATCGCGACGCTGCTCGGGCTGAACGAAGCGATTCTCCTGAACGACTTCGCCTACTGGACCCGCAAGAACCGGGAGAACGGCGCCGCCTTTCACGACGGGCGCTATTGGACGTACAGTACGGCCAACGAGCTCTGCAAGCGCTTCCCATTTTGGAGTGAGAGAACAATTCGAAGAGCTATCGGCCGACTGGTCGCAGGTGGATATATCGACAAAGGGCATTTTAGCCCAGGCGGCTCCGACCGCACAACCTGGTACACGATTACAGAGAAAGCCGAGGAACTGCTCAAGAAAACAATACAATCTCCTTGTGATTACTCATATGGTCAAAATGACCATATGCATTCGGTCAAAATGACCAAATCAACTGGTCAAAATGACCAAATGGAAACGGTCAAAATGACCAAATCTACTAATAACAAAAAGAGAGAAGAGAAAAGAGAGAATAAAAAGAATACGCGCGCGAAGCTCGCGCCTCCCTTCGAGAATCCGTCCCCGGAACTTCTTGAATCTTGGGAGGGGTTCGTCGAGATGCGAAAGGCGCGGCGCAACGCTCTTACCGAACGCGCAGCCAAGCTCATAGCGAACAAGCTTGAGAGGCTCGCGCCTGGCAATGATGCCATGAAAGCCGCCATCCTCGATCAGAGTGTCGAACGTGGGTGGCAGGGTGTGTTCCCGCTCAAGAACGACACGCAGAGACGCACAACGAGGAGCGGGGGCCAGCAGAGTGTGGAAGAAATGTACGAAGAAGCCATGGACATCATGAAGAAAGGTGGATTGCTATGACGAATCAGGAACGTGCGTCAACGCTCAAAATGCTGACGCTCGCAAGGAAGACATTTCCGTCGTCGAAGGTGGATGCCGAGGCATTGACGCTCTACGTCGCTGCCCTCGATGATCTGACGTACCAGCAAATCAAGGCTGGCGTCATCAAACTGCTCAATACGGCAACGTTCTTTCCTACCATAGCGGAAATCCGCAAGGCATCTGAAGAGATGGTGGCGCATGTCAAGCACGAGGGAAAGCCGGACGCTGGCGAGGCGTGGGGCGAAGTCATCAAGTTCATGCATGAGCGCAGCCAGTGCGACACGAGGCCGTTCCCGTGGTCGTGCCCGGAGGTGAAG